CCATCCAGCGGTCACTTATGTCCAAGGACGAAAAAGCCGTGTATTTCGTGAAGTTCAATCTGGAAGGTCTGCTCCGTGGAGACTATCAGTCCCGCATGAACGGGTACGCCATCGGCCGCCAGAACGGTTGGATGTCCGCCAACGACATCCGTGAGCTTGAAAACCTTGACCGTATCCCGGAAGAGGAAGGCGGCGACCTGTACCTCATCAACGGCAATATGCTCCCTCTGAAAAACGCCGGAGCTTTTGCAGATACACCTACCGATGACGGAAAGGAGGAAAAAAATGATGAAAAAATTCTGGAATTGGAAGGACCAGACGGAGACGGCGGAACGGACACTGTTTCTGAACGGCACCATCGCCGAGGAAAGCTGGTTTGACGATGAAATCACACCGCAGCTTTTTAAGGACGAGCTCATGTCCGGCAGCGGCAATATCACCGTCTGGATCAACAGCCCCGGCGGGGACTGTGTGGCAGCGGCGCAAATCTACAATATGCTCATGGACTACAAGGGCGATGTGACGGTCAAGATCGACGGCATTGCCGCATCCGCAGCGTCCGTCATCGCTATGGCAGGCACGAAGGTGCTGGTGTCTCCCGTGTCCATGCTCATGATCCACAACCCCATGACAGCAGCGTTCGGTAATTCGGAGGAAATGCAGAGAGCCATTGAGATGCTCGGCAGTGTGAAGGATTCCATCATCAACGCTTATGAGATTAAAACCGGTTTATCTCGTGCAAAACTGTCTCATCTCATGGATGCCGAAACATGGATGGACGCCAATAAGGCTGTGGAACTCGGCTTTGCGGACGGGATCATGAGCCGCGCTGATGAGACTAGGGACATGGCCACACCCACCGTTTCCATGCTGTATTCCAAGGCGAACGTGGTGAACTCTCTCATGGAGAAGATCGCCGCAAAATGCGCCATCGACCCCAAGCCAGCCGTGCCGGAGCGCACAGGGCGCTCTGTGGACGAGCTCAGAGCCAAGCTGAACACCATCAAAAACTACATTTAATATGGAGGTATTTCAATATGACGATCGTTGAACTGCGCGAAAAGCGCGCCAAGCTGTGGGCTACGATGGAGGGTTTCCTCGACACCCACCGCAATGATAAGGGCGTTCTGTCCACTGAGGACGATGCCGTTTACGCCAATATGGAGAAGGAACTGAACGACCTCACCAATGAGGTCAGACGCATGGAGCGCCGCGACGCCATTGCCGCAGAGCTTGCAAAGCCCGTATCCTCTCCCATCACCGAACAGCCCCAGAAAGCGACCGGTGAAGCCAAGACCGGCAGAGCGTCGGGTGCCTACCGCGAGGACTTTGGTCTGCATCTGCGCGGCAAGCGGATGCTCCACAATGTGCTCTCCGCGGGCGTGGACGCCAACGGCGGCTATCTCGTCCCCACCGAGTTTGAGAAGTTCATCGTGGACACGCTCAAGGAGGAAAACGTGATGCGCCGTCTGTGCAAGATCATCACCACCGACAACGAGCGCAAGATCCCCGTTGCAGCGACCCATTCCACCGCCGCGTGGACGGCAGAGAACGCCGCCTACACCGAGAGTAACCCCACCTTCGCACAGAAGACCATCGACGCCTACAAGCTGACCGATCTTGTGAAGGTGAGCATCGAGCTTCTGGACGACAGCGCCTTCGATCTGGAGGAGTACATCGCCCGCGAGTTTGCCTATGCATTCGGTGCTGCTGAGGAGCAGGCATTCTGCGTCGGCACCGGCACGGGTCAGCCCACCGGACTGTTCACCGCCAACGGCGGCACGGTCGGTGTTACCGCAGCCAGTGCAACCGCAGTCACCACCGATGAGGTGATCTCCCTCATCTATGCGCTGAAAGCCCCGTACCGCAAGAACGCCAAGTTCCTGATGAACGATGCCACCGTTTCCGCACTGCGCAAGCTGAAGGATTCCAACGGTCAGTATCTGTGGCAGCCCTCCCTGCAGGCGGGTCAGCCGGACCGGCTGCTGGGCTATGAGATTTACACCAGCCCCTATGCTCCCACGCTGGCGGCGGGTGCTCTCTCCATCGCCTTCGGCGACTTCCAGAGCTACTGGATCGCCGACCGCACCGGCAGGACCGTTCAGCGTCTGAACGAACTGTATTCCACCAACGGTCAGGTCGGCTTTGTCGCTACTGAGCGTGTGGACGGTAAGATCATCCTGCCGGAGGGCATCCAGCTTCTGAAGATGAAGGCAGCCTGATGAAAGGAGGCGGCGGTGATGGATGGACTGCTCACTAAAGTGAAAGCCAACCTCATTCTGGAACACACGGCGGATGATGCGCTCATTCAGAGCTACATCA